TGAAATTTCTGCTACCATGCACATAGGAGATGATGGTACTAAATGGCCTATTTATTTAGATCCAACTGGAAAAAAAGGACAGGCCGGTATTTCAGTAAATATGAAACCTGGTGATATGCTTATGTATCATGGGTGTGAATGTGAACACTGGAGAGAAGCTTTCACAGGCGAAGATTACTGTCAAGTATTTTTACATTGGAACCAAGATTCTAAAAAGAAAATTGTAACTGGTAAAGAAAATGAAGCTAAAGGTGGTAAACACACTAAATTTGATGGTCGTCCTTTTATAGGACTACCAGCATATTATAAAGGCTTTACATTACCTAAATAATAGTTTATAAAATAAGCTTGGTGGGGGAAAATGCCACCACAGTTTCCCCTTCCTTTAATAATCTATTGAAATTCCCAACAATCTGATATAACTGTTAATAAATAGGTTTTTATATGCTACAAAAAATAGGTTTTTTACCGGGATTTAATAAACAAATTACCCCTACTGGCGCTGAAGCACAATGGACAGGTGGGGAAAATGTACGTTTTAGATATGGCACACCGGAAAAAATAGGTGGCTGGAATCAATTAGGAGAAAGTAAATTAACAGGTGCAGTAAGACAAGCTCACCATATGGTTAATTCTTCTTCTACGAAATATTCAATCTTAGGAACCAACAGAATTTTATATGCTTATACAGGTGGTGTTTATTATGACATTCACCCTCTAGTCAATCCCTCGGGGACAGCTATTACTAGTGCGTTTACTACTACTAATTCAAGTGATAAAGTTACCATTACATTCGGCAGTTCTCATGGATTTGTAGCTGGAGATATAATACTATTCGGAGACTCTTCTACTTTTACATCTATTACTAATTCTAATTTCGGATCGTCAGATTTTTGTGATAAAAAATTCATGGTCACATCTGCTCCAACCACTACCACTATAACAATTACAATGCCTTCTAATGAATCAGGCTCAGGAGCCACGACTTCTGGAGGGATAACTTACTATAGATATTATTCAGTAGGACCAGCAGAACAATTAGGTGCTTATGGTTTTGGTATATCTTTATGGGGCGGTAAAGTTTTAGGTTCTACTACAACTACATTAGATGGGGCTTTATTAGATGATACTGCAGGGACAGGTGGATCAGGGACCACGGTCAATGTAGCAAGCACAACTGGTTTTCCATCTTCAGGAACAAATTATTTTCAAGTGGGTGCAGAAGAAATTTCTTATACAGGTACAACGTCCACTAGTTTTACTGGAATTACAAGAGGTGTAAGAAATTCTACAAGAGGCGCTCACTCCGATGGTGCAACAGTTACTAATACTTCAAGTTGGACTGGATGGGGATCAGCTGCATCTAACACTGATAAAGTTACAGATCCAGGTCTATGGTCTTTAGATAATTTAGGAACAACTCTTATTGCTTTAATTCATAATGGATCGGTTTTTGAATGGGATTCAGATTCAGTAACAGCTACTTCAACACGTGCTACAGTTATTTCAGGTGCGCCAACAGCGTCACGTGATATGATTGTATCAACACCGGATCGTCACTTAGTTTTATTTGGAACTGAAACAACAATAGCGGATACTTCAACTCAGGATGATATGTTTATAAGATTCTCTTCTCAAGAGGATATAAATACCTGGGCACCAACAGCAACCAATAGTGCTGGTACACAAAGACTGGCCGCCGGATCACGGATCATGGGATCTAAACTTGGTAAAGGTGCAATTTATGTATGGACAGATACTTCATTATTTACCATGCGTTTTGTAGGTGCTCCTTTTACGTTTGCTTATGACCAAGTAGGTACTAACTGTGGATTAATTGGAATGAATGCAGCGGTTGAGGTGGATGGTTCTGCTTACTGGATGTCTGAGAATGGTTTCTTTAGATATGCTGGTAAACTAGAATCGATGGACTGTTTAGTTGAAGACTATGTTTATGATGACATTAATAAAACTTCTAATCAATTAATATATTGCGGATTGAATAACTTGTTTGGTGAAATTTATTGGTTCTATCCAACTTCTACATCTAATAAAGTAGATCGATTAGTTGTTTTTAGTTATCTAGATTCAAGTCCAGATCGTCCGATATGGTTTACTAATGCTAGTACAATCTTTCCAAGAACTACTTGGATTGATTCTGCTGTATTTGGCTTACCTCACGGTACTGAATATGATGCAGATGATGACGTTTCATTTGATGTAGTAGGAAATACCGATGGTGTTACTTACCCTTATGAACATGAAACAGGAGTTAATTATATTAAGAATGCAACTACTTATGCAGTGCCAGCTAATATATTATCGGGAGATTTTGATATTACACAAGATCAAAAACAAGGAATTACATTTAGAGGGGATGGAGAATTTCTGATGAGAGTGAGTAGATTTTTACCTGACTTTGTATCTCAGAGTGGAAATACAATAGTTGAAATAGACTTAAGAAATTTCCCTAATCAAACAGCAGCTAGTTCTAGTCTTGGACCTTTTACTATTACGTCTGCTACTAACTATCAATCGTGCAGGGCTCGAGGAAGATCAGTTGCCGTTAAAATTTCTAATACAGCAATAGATTCTAATTGGAAGATGGGAACATTTAGGTTAGATGTACATGCAGGAGGAAGAAGATAATGGCTAAGATAGTACAAACACTAACAAGAGCAAGTTCAGAATATAGAGAAGACGTAGCACAGTCTTTGGTTAGAGATTTAGATGCTGTTCTTGAGAAATTAAACTCTACCTTTCAAGAAGAATTAAAACAGGAAATAGAAGCTAAAAGCTTCTTTATGGAATAATGGCTGTATTAAACATATATAAATTTTACGGAAAAACAGTTACTGCGGCTGAGACTAATACTTTACTTACAGCAGGAGCAGCTGAAACTTATGTAATTAAATCATTAAGAGTGACTAATAAATCAGGGTCCAATACCCCTACTATAACTATAAAGAATAATGCTTTTGAAGTAGTGAATACTCAATCATTAGTAGCTGCAACCAGTGTAGAAATATTGACCCTTCCTTTAATACTAGAAGGATCTACTTCTTTAACAGCTATTACAGCTGGAACATGCACTGATGGAGTAGTTATAGGTATTAGCTATCTTAATATTAAAAAGGAGATAACAACGTAATGAGATCAGTAACAATAAATGGCAAAGAAGTACCCTGTCTTGAGCCTACAAAAGTAACAACAACTATTAAAAACAAGAAAACAGGAGAGATTTATAAGACAGAGGAAGAGTGGAAGGCAAAGAACATACCAGTAGAAGACATCCGAAGAGATGTACATGTATTGATGCCACCACTTGATTTGTTGTCAAAAACAAAGTAGTATAATAAACTCAGGAAATATACCTGCTCCACCAATAAAATAAGACAAAATTATGGCTATAACAGATATTAATATTTCAGAACAATTAGAAACAGGAGCACCTTCAATTAAATATACAGGGAACGAAGGTCCTCAAGCTTCTCCTCAGCATCAACAAGAAATGCAGATAGCTCAACAAATATGGGAAGCTATGGGTGATGAAGAACGAGGACAATTCTCAAACTTTCAAGAATTTTTTAGAAGTGGTATTTGGAAACAAATACTTCAACAAGCACAACAAGATGAAGCACAGGGACAACAAGGAATCGGGAGCCTTGGACCACGGAACATGGAACCTAATAGAATGGGTGCAGAGTATGGTGGAAGAATAGGATTTGATAATGGAGGGTTTACAATTGACGATGCTATGGCTGAAGAGGATAGAAAAGTAAGAGAATCTTACAAAGCTTATGAACGTTACAAAGCATCTGGTGGAACTAAAAGTTATGAAGAATTTATGAGAATGGTTGGCGTGGGTGGTCTTGCTCAAGGCGGAAGAATCGGAGCACGATTAGGTGGTGACATGGAAGAATTAAGTATGAGAGAAACAATCGATACTCCTGAAGGAATTGAAACTTTAAAAGAAACAGACACTATGAAGATGGCAGGTGGTGGAGCAAGAGGATGGAAAGCACAAATGTTAGCTGAACAATTAGCAGAAGAACAATATGGAAAAGACTTTTATGATCTTTCTCAAGACAAACAAATGGAAATTTATCAAATAGCTCTCGACATGATTGATAGCGGAGGACAATAATGCCTTTTAAATCAGAGAAACAAAGAAGATACCTATGGGCTAACGAACCAGAAATCGCAAGAGACTGGAC